TATAATGATTTGAGGTAATTATGGAATAATTCTTAAATCGGTAATAACATAAACTTCGGGTATATCCATATATCGTTCTATATTGCCGGACATGGTGTCTAATAACAATATATAACAATTATCCTCATATATTATTTTTTGATTTGTTTCTTTATCATATGAACCATGATTGTTTGAGCACCCAATAAACAATTTATTTTGATAAACATCGAGGCCTCTTAAAAAGGTGATTTCTTCGTTCACTACTCTGACCTTTTGTATATTTTTGTTTGCTAGGTTGATTTCAATGATTTCACCTGTGCCTGATGAAAGTGAATATAAGTGATTGTTGATAATTACAATATTATGAGCAGAGTAACCAGCTTTGGCTATTAATTCACCTTTGAGAGTATCTTTATCAAAATATCCAAACTGCGACATTGTTTTTCCAAGGTTATGAAGGCAGAAATATATTTTATTTTCATATTCATAGATAGAATTTACATGGCGAGTGTCATGCGAATATGCGTCCACAGGTGTTGGAACTTCATTCAGCACCTGAAAATCAACGACAGATAGAAATTGGTTTTTACCACTATGTAAATTATAGATACCAATCGTATCATTTCCTGTGTTTGTTGCATATAACATATTACCACTTTTTAATATTTGATGAGTGTTAATAAACAATGGAACATCAATTTTTCCTAGGAATGAATAATCTAATGAATCAAACTTAGCTAGACGGTCATGTGAAACGATTTGAATGTTATCATCATAGGTGATTCCAAAAGGCCTAAAAGTAGAGCGACCTTTATTTTCTAAATCTAAACAATCAAGTTCGTTTATTTTAGGATGCTTATGTAGAAGTGTTTTCTTTTCAACATCATAGGATAAAAATGTAAAAACTTCTTCTTTATAACCATGGTCATCAGGAGTAATAATCAACTTAATCATATGTAATCATTCTACGAACTCGACTAACAGGAGAATTATTTACGAATAATTTATTAACAAAGAAAATTAAAGTTAACCTAGAATCTTCACCTTCTCCAAAAAAATCTTGAGCTGCATGAATTAAATGAGAATCAAAACCAATTAAACGATTATATACATTAGATACACGAATTGTTTCTTCGAATTGTGAGTTGTGGTCTTGTTTATTTTTTTTAGCTTCTTGTATGCTTATCTTATTCAAATAACTATCTTTTTTAATATCAGTATTGACATGTATCGGTTGAACCAGATTAGATTTATTACGATAGATTGATGTGCCTCCATTTAAGTTGGCGTTTGGTGAAAGATATACGATTCCTGTTATTTGAGAATCTTGTTCGTCCGAATGAATCCATCCAGAATCATATCCTTTAGGTACCATTTGAAAAAACATTTTGGTTTCCCAAGATAATTCTTCCATATTAGGCACATCATAAAATTGAGAAAAAAACTTTCGACAAACTAAATGAAAAAACGGGGTGTCTAATTCGTGAATAGGTTTAGACCTTAATCCTGGCCATCTGCCATCTTCCGCTGGATGATATTCTTGTTGTAGAGCCCATGCTCTTATTTTATCAGGATCATCAAGAAAATTATCTAATATGGTTACTGGAATCGTGTGCATCATTGGCATAATTAAATCTCTCTCAAGTTCACATCAAAAGCAATTGAAATTCTATCTTCATCCGATAAATTAGGTGGAACATAATGTTGAACCCAAGACGGAAAGATTATAAGTTTATTTGGTTCACATTTATAAGAAACGGCCTGTAAAGATTTTTCAATTGAAGCTTGTTTAAATGGTTCTTCTGCGTAATGATATGGAAATTGTTGTGATGGGTGAACGAGAACCAAATCACCACAATTTTCTTGGCCACTTACAAAATAAACTCCTGAAAAAGTCCATCCACGATGTGTGTGTGGTGTATTTGCATGACCTTTACCGTTAATATTAACCCAGCAATTATCAATGTTTAATTCTAAATTATCTCTAAAATTAAATACACCATGGAGAGCTTTAAGTCTTGCCTGAACATGCACAAACAATTCATTTAATTCTGGAATGTATCCTGATAATTGTTTGCTGTGCCATCCGCCATAATTTGAATATTGAGATGTTTCACCTTGGCGTTCTTTCAAATCATAGCAAAATTTCTTGACAGCTTCGTTGTCAATATCGAGCATATCAACTGCGACTGTTGATACGAATATATTTTCAATTAACATTATCGTCCTCGACCGGCTGATTTCTTGGCAGGTTTGTGTGAAGTGACTTGGTCTTTTACAGCACCTTTGCCGGTATCAAGGTCTTTCTTTTTCTTGCCGATGTTTTGTTGTTCATTTTTCTTTGCTAATAAATCTTTGAGCATATCCGCATATGACATATTATTTCCTTATCCAATCTTTATTCCACATATCTTTATATGGGTCATCTTTAATAAAATCTTCTTTGGCCATAGCCTCAAACTTATCTATCTTTTCTTGTGGTAAATCTTTTTTAGCTTTTGGTTTGTTTTTTTCTTCAATATGATTGGTTACTTTTTCAGCAACAGTAACAACAACAGATATTGGATTTAGATAATCGGCAGGTGATTTAGTTGGTGTAGCATCAGCCAAATACATCATACCAACTGTTGCAGCTTCAATTATCATTTAATTTCTTCTTCTAATGAATAGATTTTATTTTCTAATTTAACGATATGATTATTGAATATACCTGATATAGTGCTACGAATACTACTATCGGATATAGTATTGATTGCACCATTCATATCAGCTTTGAAGTCATTAATCATGCGTATAAATTCTTTACGGTTATTTAACCCATCAAATTGGTTTGAATTTGGTTTTGAATGGACCAAATGACCTAGCATTTCGTTTTTAGACATAATACCCCCAGCTCGTTCTTTGTTTTTTCTTCTTTGAATAATTACTTGCTGCTGATGAACCATAAACAATGGTTGATAGAATTGTTGCGGCTGCCCATGTTTCCCATGTATATGGAATTTCAGTATAGAATAAGGTGTTTAATGACCAAATAATACCAAAGGGAATAACTGCAACCAATCCAAAGAATAATACTGTTGCTAATAATACTTTCACTATCTTCATAACCAATCTCCTATTTAATTTTATGCCAAATCTTCTCGTGTATGTAATATAAAACAGTCATCATTATTGATAACCATATAGCTGTATGAAACCCAACCCAAGGTATTGTTGCAGCTAAAACAACAATACGATATGAAATCGCCTTGTATAATGCTCTCTGTGATGGTGTCATTTAGCTATCCAAATATAAGTTGCAAAAGCATTGACAATAGCAAAATAAGCATTATGTATAATCAACGGCTTATTAAATTGTTTGAAATAAAACTCATAGACCAATATAGAATGAGCTATAACCAATACAGGAAATGCGTATTGCATGCCTGGCAGTTTTAATGATATAAAGGTGCCCGATATAATAAACAAAATGGTGGATATCCACTTAATATCAAAATCTTTCACTTCACTATCTTTCTACATTCAGCATAAGCTTTTTGGTTATTCATGTCTATGAGTTTTGAGTGGGATTGTTTTTGACAACCCTCAAAACTATAAAATTCTTCGGTGTATAGTGTTTGGTGATTCAACACCACAATCAATACCCATGTAATAGTCATTAACTTGTTTTGGTTACTGTTTCATAAAGATTTTCAAATTCTTCATGTGAAGCTACTTCTTCAGAAAAGTTTTGCTTATGATAAACATTGATAAGTTTCTTAACTGTTTTCTTTGGAATTTGAAAGTTTTTACTTGTATCAGCAATAATGTTTTTAATTAAATCTCTTTCAGCATCAATGCGTGTGAGTGAATTGCTAGCCTCAACTAAAGCGTTATGGACTTTCTTTCTATCTTCTTCAAGTAATTGCATAATATCTCCTTAATAATTTATTGAACGAAACTAAACCAACCAGTCGCAATATATTTGTTATGTGCATACACTGGATTACCACGGTGTGTGTGTGTAAAACCCGCTGGAAATATAGATAATGTTCCTGCCTTAGGTTTTACTTTAATACCTTGCCATAAGAATTCAGTTTCACCTTCACCTTCAGGAATATCATTCAAATAGAGTGTCCATGCTAATATTCTATGTCCCATGCTTCTTCCAGCGTGTTCACAATGCCATACATGATAACCGCCACGAGGTGGTGTTTTTTGTAATTTTATTTCATCAGACCTAATTTTAAGTTGTTTGATAACAAAAAATTCTTCGCTGTAAATTCCTATACATCGATTAAGCTCTGTGTTTATCAATCTAACTAACCAATTTGGTCCAGTAATATGTGGAAAAACAGAATAATCTTGACGACCTAATTTTGCCATTTCTCCAAATTGATTTTTACCTTCAGACACTTCTTCACCAGAATTTAATCCAGCATTATTATTCTGAATTTGTTTTTCTATTTCTAAAATTATCTTATCACAATTATCTTTTGATAGAGTGTTTTCATAAACTCCAATAAAATCTTGATGGGTTATTTTCATTTTAAAACTTTCTTATAATATTGTATTAGAATCATCTACTGAATTGAGGTAATCATATGCCTTTTCATATGCTTGGTTTTCATTTAGTGCCAACACATATGCAAGTAACACATTGGAACCAATGGCTACAGGAAAAGGTATTCTTTTGAGGTATTTGATGGAGATGGTCATAGGCAAATCAACCCAAAAATAATTTGAGTTTTTGATATTGTCTATGGTTTGTTTGACTTCGGGTAATATATTCATCACAAGTTCATCATAAAAATTTATTTTAAGCGCAATCTGATAATGATTCAAGCCATCTCTTTGTGCAAGCCTTATCTTGGTCTTTACATGGTAAAGTTTCTTCAGGTACCAAACTCAACACAGCGGCTTCTGTGGCTAAATCTTTAATTTCTTTTGATTCTTTTTCTGTCATTTTATTCACCTTTTGGGTTATTTGAACTATCAACTTGTGGTTGATTCTCTATTTAGATATTTGTATAACCTAACATAATAAGCAAATCGTCTTGGTTCTCTCTCAAAATGTGGTAGTGAACCAAAATAATTTAACATTTTTTCATAATATAATTCAGCGTCAGATTCAGTCATTATTAAATTCTTTATTGATATAATATTGAATTAATTGCTCACGAGCATAAGTTGCTAGGCTTAATGATGAATTAGCTGATTTCATTTGTATAGGGCAATTACCCCAAGAATTGGTTGCCATATACTGCGAATAGTATTCTCGGTGTTTTTTATTGGAGGCATCAAACACCTCACACGGCCTCACAAATTTAGCTAACAACATAATTAATTCCGATAATGAAAGTAAGTGTATTCTACACTAATTTGGTGTATTTGTCAAGCTAATTGCAGGTAATATTATTTAAAATATGGTCCTACCATCCATGTGACCACAGAATATCTTATGCCCTTTGTGACGGGTTCGACACCATGAGGCATAAACGATGGGAATACTAAAACTGTGCCTTTGGTTTGTTGTGGATATAACCTTTTTGGCCCGTTTTGAATATAAAACTTACCGCCTTCAAAATCTTCATTCAAGAATACCAATACTGTTAATTTTCGAGTTTCATCTGACCTCATATGAAATGTGTCCACATGAGTTTCATATTTACCAGTCACATCATACATTAGAAATTCAGATTGGTTTGAATGGGTGATATTATACTGCCATACTTGTTGGTTTGTATTTAATCCAATTGAGGTGAGTGTTGCACCTATTCCTCCAATTAAAGGCATAGGAACTCTTTGAGCATTACGAATATCAAGGTCGACAGTAGCATTTTCACCACTTCCAATTACTGGTGGCATTTTTTCAGTTTCTGGCTTTCCATATTCAGCAATAATCCTATCACAGAATCCAGCTGAAAGAGCGTCCTTTACAAGGTAACAATCGTCCCATCCCATTTGGATATTTGTTTTACTTAAACCTAGGGATTCACGCTTGTCGTATTTCCATTCTGCATGAGGACCATTTTGATCCACATAATGGAGAAATACTTGAGCCTGCCATTTGCCTTCTTTGAAAGGTTCACGCCAATGATATATGTCCATACCACGATACAACACAGCGTCACCAACATTCATTTTAATTTCAGTAGCGTTAGATTTATCTTCATTAGCACCCATGAATATTGGCCAAACATCACCTTCAAAGTCTAATGTGAGTGTAGCTGATATTTCACAGGCCGGCCTATCACGATGTAGTTTTAATTCTTCACCCTGTGTATTATAAAGACGAGCATATGAATAGGTGGGAAATAATTTGAGACCAGAAGCTTGCTCAAAATGTGGTGTCAAGGCTTCTAATAATTTGTCAAAAACATAGGCACCATGAACCGCTTCAGATAAAGGACATTGTGGATCCTTTGTCGTTTTACCTAGTTCTACTAATTTTTTGAGTTCTGTGGTTAATTCTTGGCAGTTTTGTTTAACTAAAAAATCTTTAAGATGAACATAACCTTTTTCTTTAAATTCTAATACTGTATCCATGATTATTTTCCATTATGTAATTTATAATAATATCTGACCATTTTTGAGCGTTCTTTTCAGTCACTCGAATATCATATTTAGTTGGCTTTTGAAACATCTTATCCGTGTCTTCGTATATACTTTTTTCAATTGTGTCCATCCAAATTGTGAGATTAGTGTTAAACAATTTTCTAATTTCATTGGTTGGAGCTATAAAATCACAAATAATAAAATCACTCACACTTTCATTGGATAAAACTTCCATTCTTTTAGCCTGACGAATTCTTCCTTCTTTACTAAAATCCCAATCATCATATAGCTTTCTTATCTCATCAGCATTAAAATGAGTGACAGTAAAATTTTGTAATTTTAATTTCTTTTTAATAGTTTTAGCCAGTGTAGTTTTGCCTGAACCGGATAAACCCATGATGAGTATTTTCATATTATACATTATATACCAATTTAGTATAGATGTCAAGCAAATAGTAGGCATAAATGAAAGTATTTCTATGGTATTTGATATGGATCAAATTTTAGAAAACAAAAAACCCAACAAAATGGGGTTATATGAGTGACTTATCTAGTAAATAGAATGTCGCTTATATAAATTGTAAAGGTATTTTTGGAAAACGAGATTTTATCAGATTGACAACACTAATGATGTCTTCTTCGGTAGATGTAGGTACCGATATATTAGAAAAAACTTCATCCTCCATACCATCTACATCTTTTGCTGAATCAATCATTTCTTTTTCAACCAATTGGTCTAAAACAATAGATGCGCTTCTATGATTAAACCCAAGTTTTTTTGCATCAGCATTAAATTCAACAGGAATATAATCAACGCCAAAATATTTACATACATTTTTGGCAACATCTTGTTGATTATTTAAAAACTCATTAGATTCAATTAAAGCTATATCTTCTGTTTCAAATATCCATAAAATACGGTTAATCCAAAGATATGCGTGAAACAATAAAAAACTACCTTCTAAATTATTAAACGGAGCTAAAGGATGATTGAATCTAGCTATATTTGGTATACCAAATTCTAAATTTACTTTTATATATTCTGGCTTTGATGCCATTTTCCTAAGATGGTCGGTAAGTGTTCTGTATAGAAATACTTTTTTACCATCTAATAATGGCGCCATGTAACAATATACACTTGAATATTTAACTAATTGATTATCACGCAATCTATTCTTAATAAAAAAGGCGGCTTCATCTTTACTATCATAGTTTCTAATTTGATGCGACCAATCTGGTTCCGTGAGTGTTGGTAACGATTTACTCAACAAAACAGATAATAGAGTTGAACCACAATGAGAAGTGTGAAAAATATGATAATTCGCCATGATTACTTTATTCCTATTTCAAAAATAATTTAAATGCTAATGTTACTCTTAATCCATTGAATTTTCCGCTTAATGGTCCAGCAAAATGTTCTATATTGTTTTGAAAATAAACCGATGAATATGGATACGGGTATGTTGAAATAATTCTATCGCCATCTAAAAATATGGTACTTCCACCAAATTCTGGATTCCATGTTTGATTACAATAAATCAAAAATGTTCTTCCGTGGTCAACCGGTGAATCGATGTGTATATTACCATGGCCGCCAGCTGTATGACCATTCATATATATTCGTTCAACATCAAAGTCATCACCAGTTTTTTCTTTAATCTTATTTAAGAGGTCAACAGAGAAAAATTCATTTTTTTCTAATCCATGTATCTGCCAAAAAGAATTGCCATTCGGTGTTCCGTTTGATGAATGTCCAAATCTCCAATTGGACCCGGTCATAATTTTATCAATAACACCATGTTCTTTTGGAGTTAAAAAGTTATGATATACTTTAATTTCATTCATTATGTGTTTTCTTTTAATTTTTCATTATAACCAAGGAATTGATTCATTACATATTTACCATAGCCAGAACATTTTGGATAATCACCATTCATTTTTACATCTAATGAAGAATGTGTTATACAACCAACAAAAAATACTAACATATTATTTTCGATAGGTATAGTATAATCATAATCATTAAAATATAAATCACCACCAGTAAAAGCTTTAGGTTCTTTGTAGAAATATGTTACAACTGTGAATCGAGAGGTGTCTTCGTGTTTTCGATAATAATCACCATTCTCATAGTATTTAATTTTAGTAAAGTTTTCGTTAATAATCTTTAAATGGCCAAGGAGTGGGCTCAAAGATTCAAAAGTTTGAATAATTTCTGGATGGAATATTTTACGATTTAAGCGAAGAATATCAGAAATGTTTCTATTACCAGAATAGTTTTCGTCCAAGCTTAAACCTAACGATTGAGTTTTTGAGAGTCCTGTGAGTTCGTCTATAGCATTTGAACCGTGTAAGGATGGATGTTCTAATTTATGTGGAGAAGTGAGGAAGTCTAGTTCACGCCAAATTAATGAAAGCTCTTCTTGGTCATAGAAGTTTTGTATAATAGCATGGGGAAACGGTTCTTGTCTTAATTCTATTGTCAATTCAGGCATAATAAATCCAAAGAGTTAATAATATTTAATTTATTTTTTTAATTTATCCATTATAGTTGATAGAAATCAAATATGAGGCAAATAATTATTTTATTTATGGATTAATATTCAACAACCACTCTGTATGAACCATTATCTATTTGGGTTCCGTGGAATTGACCGCCGGTTACCGAACCAGGATTACCTGGACTTCCGTGATTACCTTGATGGCCATTGTGAGTATGACCTCCAGCGCCTCCATTACCTCCTGTAATAGAAAGATAGGGTCCAAAGGATGTTGTTCCGCCAGCATTTCCAGCGGGTGCTGTTCCGTTGTGGTTAAAATGATGTCCAGGATTTCCAGGATTTCCAACTGTTACTGCAACAGGACCAGTTAATCCTGTAACATATCTTCCAGCAGTAACTTGCGAACCTCCTCCGCCACCATGAAATGTAGGATTTTCACCACCAACAGTGAGTGATCCACCACCACCACCATGCGAACCTAGAATATTAACCTTAACTGTTGTGATACCTGGAGGAAGAGTGAATGTTCCTGGAGAATTAAATGTTTGGACAGCTGTGAATCCGCCAGCTGCGGCTGCCACATTAGATGCTGATGTGATACGACCTTTAGAATCAATCGTAATAGCAGCTACATTAGAAGAACCACCGTAGGTACCAGCGGTGACAGCCGTATTAGCTAATTGAGTATCGGTAATTAAACCAGTAATCTGTGTATTAGATACACTTGTAATTTGTGAAGCTGTAATATTACCAGTAATCTGTGTATTAGATACACTCGTAATTTGTGAAGCTGTAATATTACCAGTAATTTGAGTATTCGCTACTGAAACAATCTTAGCTGAAGTAATATTTGCATCAGCTATTTTTGCGGTGGTGATTGAATTGTCTGCAATATCAGCTGCAGAAATGATTCCGTCTTCAATAACTCTGGAAGTAATTCTTTGAATTGGCATAGTTTATCTCTAAACAAAGGTTGATGAATTTACATTTATACTGTATTTATATATTTAAAACACTCAATCCTGATGTTTTATCAATTTAGTTGGGTCTTGGTTGAGCACCCAATTGATGAATTCACAGGCTAAATCCTCATCTGCATAGTAACGGGTCATTACTTGTCCCGTAAGTGTGGAACCAACAAATATGAGTATGTTTCCTTTGTAATTAGAAAACTTAATCCACCAATAGTCACGAATAACTGGATGCCATGACCGAAGGTGTCTGATAATGTCGGCTTCTAAATCTTTTTGCATATTGGGCAATAATTGGATTTATTTAGCGGAAGTGTGTCGGCCGGCGCATCTTTGTTTT